TAAAGGGTATGCTCCGAAATCAGCGGGAGGATATGTTTGAGGATGGACTGCTTGCCACCGTAGTAGGATATGGGCGTTTTCATTTCTTTGCTCTGGCGATTCTGATTCTGATAACGATATAACCGACAAGCAGCAGGCCCAGAATCCATGCGATGCTCTTGAGGGTGGTGTTGAACTTGGTAGCCGTTGGCGGTTCGTTGACTTCAGCATCCGAAGTCTTCTCCTCCTCGGAATGCTCCTCGGCCTTGGATCCCGCCACACTGCTGCTATCCACAGAGACCTCCTTTTCGGAGGTCGCATGGATCTTGGTTAGAGTGATAGATTTGACAGGCCCCGAAGTGGGATTCCGGATGCATGGCCGGAGAGTGTCCGGGGACGGATAGAACTCGATCCGGGTGGTCTCAAGCTCTATCTGCCCGGTCTCCAATTCGCTGCGAATGTAATCCACGATGAGGCTGTCCTGCCGCTGCGAAACGGCCTGCGATGACCTCGATATCCGCAGCGAGGCACAGGATATTGCCGACAGCACAGCGAGGACTGCGGCAATAAGAAAAGTCATGATTCTGGACTGTTTACACATCTCATCAATTCGTCTATTCGTTTTTGTCTCTCCTCCGGAGTGAGCTCGGCCGAGGACTTGATGGCCGGGGCCGGGGCATTCTCCCAAGGCAGCGGGAACATGGCGGTCATCTCCTTGCGGTCTTTCTTATCCAGCTGAATACATGTGAGCACCCAAGTTTGCCACCTGGTACGCTCCCACTGCTCTTTCTGCCGGGCGATCCGGGACGAAACCCAGCCAGCCCATGCATAGAAGAATTCGGCCGGGGTCATATCTTCAAAGTCGCATGGCCGCATTCCCATCTGCCCGACTCCAATGGCAAACCACTTCTCGTAGGTCGGAGGTGATGATTCGCCATCGGAACCGGAGGTCAGGAGTTTGGGTCAACCACTCCGTCCAGCTTATCCACCAGAGGTTTGATGGAGGCAGCGAAGGCATCCGCAATCTGGAGGATGATGCCCGGATCCGCATCGCAAGCATCCCAGAGGTCATCCTCTGTGAACTTGCGAGCCTGCGGATTCCCGGACTTTCTGGCTCCTTCGTTGAGTCCGAGAACTCCGAGTGCAACAATACCGTCCAGCGAGCTGGCGGCATCTTTTGCGGTCACGATTTCCCCGAAACTGATGCCTGTCTTTTTTGTAAAAGTGCTTAGGCCACGAAGTCCAAAGTGGACGGGGTACTGATTTCCAGCGATAGTAATAGTCAACATAATCTCTTGGCTCAATTACGATGAATGGATAGCGCATGCGCTATGAAGGATTGACCGGATTGAGATTTCCGCTTCCGGTGATGCTAAAGTTGTAGGTGGCGTTGTCGCCTGCCGGAGTACCCAGCGAGAAGGATGTGATGTATCCGTTTCCGCTGTAGTTCTTTGTCAGAAGACCTTGGATGTTGGCCTTGAGGACAACACCGACATTGGTCTTTGAGAGGATCGTCTGGAGGATGTCCTCCGGCTTGTCGTGGGATGATGCAAGGTCTGCGTCAATGACCACGAGGCCCTCGACATCTACGCTCCAAGAGATGTCTCCCGGATACTTCTCCTTGCCGTTGGTGTCCTTGGTGCGGACATCCTTCACCTCCAGATCTACCTTCAGCGTATGGGAGGTGGCATGGAGCGTGGGTTTGCCATCCACCGTGACGATGATGTCCTCGCCTTGGATGACCTGCTTGTTTCCAACTTGTTCTGCCATAATATTATATCACTTTAAATGTTAATGTCCAGCTGTGTAAATCGTAGTCCGGGTAATAGTCCGATGAGGAATTCCGGTGGCGACACACCCTTCCGTCCACCACAAGTCCTTCAACGGCTCCACGGACTTTCCGCTTGAGCGACTCCGCCCCGGCCACCCGGCTGTCAAAGACCTCCACCTCGAACAGCGTCTCGTATCCACAGATCCCATCCTTAGTGCGGATGGGCAGCTCTTCCGGTGTGCTGTAGGTGGCAAAGGGCGCAGTGGTTTCTGCATCAACTGCACCGCACTGGAGTTTTCCTTCCAACTCCGGGGCTGCTGTCTCGATAACCTCGATGAGGGCCGTTTTGAAATCGCTCATTATTTCGCGGGTTTAAAGTTCTTGTTCACAAACTTCTCTACAGATTCAGCAAGTTCATCTCCGAATCCCGACACCACCTTATCGTAGTTTTCGTTATAGGATTCTTCGATGTACGGCCGAGGTTTGAGGCCCCGGACATGCCGGGCAAACACCTTGTCGCCATTCGGAAGGGTGAAGACCAGCACCCCGCCTTTCTTCTTGGGGTACCGGGGATCCCGCGTCCCCTCATGCACGAACTTTCCGTAATACTCGTTGACAGCCTTTTTCTTCTTGCTCCGGGCAAAGACATGTTTCACAGCGACATCCACCTCGGTCTTGGGTGCGGACTTGTCCCGGTATGAGACCACTTTGAGCTGCTTTTTGAGCGTTCCAGATTTCACCGGGACACGGCTCTGGGCTCCCTTGACAAAAGGCCTTGAAGATTTCTTGAGGGCCGAGCGCAGCATTCTCTTCTGCATGTTGTTCGGCAGCTCATCGAGGATCTCCTTGGCCTCCTGGTATCCGTTAACCTTCAGTGTCAACATTGCCGCTTAGGTCTTTTGCATCGGTCTTGACGGTACGGATATGGAGCCGCCAATGCCGCCCCTCTTCCTGCGTTCCTACGATTTTCCGAAGGTCATCTCCGTCCTTGATGTACATTCCCGGCAGGATGTGGCTCCGCCAGCGGATGGTGTAAATCACCTCATTCTCGTGGACAATACGGGATGCGTACATGTTCTCCCGGCCTCCGAACTCCGTGCGCTGGGCATACGCCTCGGCCACGAAATCCAGACGCTTGGTGCGGTCGTTGTACTCGTCCCGGATCTCCAGAAAGGCATGTATTTCAATGCGGTGATCAAACATCTTCGGGCAGTTTTATGATTCGAACTCGGACATTGGAAGGCAGAGGTTCTTCCCCCTCTCCCTCCCCGTAAGGATGGATCCTCCAAGGCTGGAGGAGTTTTTCCGCAGTCATAGGGATCTGTGCCACGGAGCGACCGATAACGGTATCGGCCTCGTTGTCAAAAAGAGTCCCCAATATCAGAAGAAGAGCGGCCTTGATTGCCGGAGGGAGGTCTTCCGAGGTGAACTCATCACAGAGTTTCCGATTGGTGTAATCGTCCGCTATGCCGATGGCCATCTCAAGATAGTCCGCTACGAGCGAGTCGAGCGAAGTATCATCTCCCAGACGGAGGTGTGCGTGTGCCGTTTCAAGTGATATCAGGGACTGAGACATAGATATTGAGAGAAGATTGAGGTTTAGGAGGCGTGGACGAGTTTCACCACCGGGTGCGTTCCGGCATCGATGAGGGTACCGTCAACACGGGCGAATCCGAAGAGGCCGATGGAGAGATACTCCGCCAGCAGCTCGTTCAGACGGATCACGCGGAAGCCCTTCACCAGACGAATCTTGTACTTCGACAGATCACCGAAGAGCACGGAGGCGTTCCCGGCTCCGATATCGGCCACATCATCGTTGATGACATAGCCCTTGCCGAAGATCGTACCCGGCTGGCCAACGCGGGCATTCTCCTGCCAGATATACTGGCCGTGGGTGTCCTTGATCTTCGCAAGAGCCCAGAGGGTCTTGTGGTTGAACATGAACTTGCCCGTCTTGGCATAGGCAGAATCCACCCCGGCAATCAGGTCGATGATGTTGTCGAGGGTGATAGCCCCGGCAGCAGCACCATTCTCGATGGCGGTGGCCGCAGTGACGATACCCCTGGGCTGGCCAGTGCCGGATCCGGTGGTGAGGTGCTCATTGACACCACGACCGAAGGACTCGGACAGCAGCTGGCTGAGGAGCGCGTCCAGATCGAATGCGCTGTCCTGCAGGAGTTCCAGCGATACCGGGATGATCGGGGTGCGGTAAGTGAATGCCTTGAGCGTCACGCTGCCGAAGGTCGGAGTGCGCTTGGTGCTCTGGTCATATTCCGCAACGATGGTCGCTTTGGCAGCGGTGTCGTTGACGGTCGGGAAGGTCAGGTCGCCACCCTTGCTGGTAGTGATGATCTGTCCGGCTTCGAACATGCCGCCATAGGACTTGAGGGCGATCTCGATGCTGGATGCGAGATCCGTAGGAATCAGCACGCCAGCCGACAGGCCGGAGATGCTGTCACGCTTTTCGATGAGCGAGCGAGTCTCCGGAGAGATACCCTGCGCACCGTTGAGAAGGTAGTCGGCAAAGGCCCTACGGTATTCCGGAGTATCCTTGCCTGCGGCAGCACCAGCTGCTCCGCCATTGTTCTGGCGGTAGGCTTCTTCGGCCTGCCTGCGCTGGATGTCGAGGAACTTCTCCTCCGCAGCGACAGCCTTGTCCGCCTTCTCATAGTCAGCGAAGAGGGTGTCCCAACGCTGCTGCTCCTCTGCGGTCATCTCGCGACCGTCAGTTTCCTTGCGAAGGGAGTCGATCTGTGCGTACAGACCAGCCCTCTTCTCTTTGAGTTCTTTTAACTTCTTGGACATAAGACTTAAGTTTTATGGATTAATGGTTGAGTTTCAATACGGCCACGGCCCGGTCGCGGGAGGTGGTGTCCACCTTGGAAGGGGTCATCGCATCGCGCTTCCGCTGCTCCAGATGTGCACGGACAGCCGCCTCGGTATCCTTGTATGCTGGGTAAGTCACCAACGACACATCATAGAGTCTGGCGATGGCCTTCACCGTCCGCTCATCATATTCGAGTTTGTTCTTCTCGTCCGCATACCGCCATTCATCGGTTTCCACAACAAACTTGAAGGAGCACTTGGAGATGTCGCCCCTCCGGACGAGCTCCAACATGTCATTGCCGAGGGTGGTGTCCGGGGCATCGAACTCGAAACGGAGTCCCACCTCGTCCACGGTGAGTTTGAGAGTGCCGGAGGTAGTCCGGGCAAGCACTCCGGAGATGTCATGATTGAAAACCATGATCACATCGCTCATGTCGGTCTTTTCGAAGGCCCCACGAGCGATCTTCTCGACAAACCAGCCGTAGATGGGCTCGCTCCAAGTGTCAAACTTGGAAGCATATCCGATGATGGTACGGCTCTGTTTGCCATCTTCAGCTTGGCGTATCTGGAGGCCGGATACAATGCTCCTTACCTCGATTTCCGGGGTGCTATTCTTCTTTTCCATTGGCGGGTTGAGTTTTGGGAGGTGTGACGAGCGCATTTTTAACCGTCTGCATGTTCATCTGCACGAAGTAGGTATCGCCACCCTCGTAAGAGTTCATATCTTCGAGGGAGCGGATCTCGTTGGCAGAGAGGGCTCCCACAATGTTCATGTTCTTGTAGTATTCTGAGCGGGTCTTGGCATCTCCCCGGAGCAGACCATTGAGCCCGAAGAGGAAATAAAACTCTCCGAATTCATCCTCGCGGAGGAGCTTCCGATTGAATTCCTCTTCCAGACGCACCAGATACGGCATGAGGCAGTACTGCACGAACTCCATCCCTTGGTGTTCGATGTTGTTGTTGG